TGGACGAGCCAACGACTGATTCCAACTACTCCACGGAGGTGTTCAAGATGGCAAGCAAGGTCACGTTCAAGGCAAGCAGCCGCGTCTACAAGAAGCCCGTGGTGGCGGTCGAAAACCGCGCTGGATACACGTACAAGAAGGGCGAGACGGTCAACCTTGACGGCTTGCTTGTGAACGGCGGCTACGTGTGGGGCACCTACATCGGTGCGAACACTGGCGCACGCCGCTACATCATCATTGGCAACTCGACCAGGTTGGCGTAGCCATGTCGTACAGGCCGTACCGCACGCCTGAGATGGCTCGTAGGCAGAGGGTCTACGAGTGGCTGTGCATCGCCACCCTTGGCCTCATGATCGGCTGCGTGGTCACCATCGCCGCGCTGGTCGTCATGCTCCTTGGTGGCTGACATGGAACCCGTAGAGACGGACACTATATGTCCAAGGTGCGGGGAGCGGATGCTTCTGCTCCCCGACACCGAATGGTCTCTGTTCGAGCTGCACACGGTAGAGATGATTTGCCCCAATTGCGTGCATGTCGAGACCATAGAGACGATTGTTGTGAGGGAGGATAGGTGAGACCGCCAAACTACACCATCGCTGGCGAGTCCTACGCCATAGTGCAGCGACAGCGCGTCGCTGACGCACTCAGGGAGATTGCCAAGCAATGTGGTATCATCAAGGTCTCAGAGGAGCATGGCGACAGCGAGACGGATGATGCCAAGCCCAAGAAGGAATAGCCCCAGAAAGCTTCGGCCCATGGGTGCCCCCATCTGATGCGTCGGGTGGGGGCTTATTTGGTATAATTGTTCCGCTACACAGGCGCGTTTTCATGAGACGTGCCTAGCGCGAGGTTCCATCGGAGTAGCTACCAGTGGAACGTTGCGTGGGAGCCATCCCAGTGACGCGGTACTGTAGCGCAGGTATCGCTGACAAAATGGCACCGCTCCCTGCCCAATCGGTAGAGGAGTTGCGAGGGCGGGAGTCATGACCCGTCCTCAGAAAACGGCCCCCTTCCCCAGACGTGGGGAGGGGGCTTTTTTTGTTTTGACTCGCATCAACGCTTAAACGAACTTTGAGTCCCTAGCGCGTCCCAACTGTGTGATACTGGTGCAAAGTACGTCACGAGTGTCAAGAAAAACAGGAGGTAGATGCGCCGTGGTTATCACGAAAACCTCTCCGAATTGCATCTTCTGCAATCATCTTTATACGAAACAGCAGGTAGATGGCCTAAAATCTGTGCTCGCGGGCTATTTCGTCCCATCTTCCCCGAAAGGGTACCTCAGATACCCCTCTGCGTACACGTCTGCCATCCTCTCAAGGCTGGGCTTGTCATAGAACTGCGCTGTGACTCCGGGCAGCTTGTGACCCATAAGTGGCTCACTCAGCCAAGGCGGCAGCTTCATCTCCCACCTCACGGCAGTCTCCCACGTCTTACGCATGTTCTTGTGCGGGTGCCTGACTATGCCGTGCTCGGCGATGACCTTGTCGAGGTTCTTGTAGACCCTCTGCGGCTTGACCCAGTTGCCGAAACCGTCGTTGGTTAGGTATCCGTCACCAACTTCCCTCGCAAGCTCTGCAAGTCTCTCTGCTGGTGCCCCAGCTATGAAGGCCACCCTCGTGCTCTGCTGGTTCTTGGTTCTATCCGACAAGCCAATCCCATGCGCGAGTATCTGGTCATCGACCTCGACCGTGCATACAGTGACACCCATGTGCTTCCTCACGGCAACGTCGCTTCCCTTGACCGCAAGTGACTCTCCCGGTCTCAGCCCACCGTATCCCCTCAGTATCACGACGGCCTCAAGCCAAGTCCCCCTACAGGCATCCCATATCTGCCTGAGTTCCGCAGGTGTCCACGGCTCCTTGTCCTGCTCGGCGACCCTCTGCTTTGATGGCATGTCGTACCCGACGAGCATGATGTTCTGAACCTGCGGATGGTACTTGGAGACTATCTTGAATGTCCTCCTGAGTATCTTGTTGCAGTCCACGGCAGTCCTGTAGTCCAGCTTGTCGAACCACTTCTGCATCTCAAGTGGAGTGACGGCGTCGCATGGGACTGAACCCCACTTTGGCTCGACGTGAACCCTCCACCTGCTCTTGTACGTGTCCACCGTGTTCTGCGCATAGTCACCTTGGTCAACGAGTCTCTGGTAGTAGGGCAGCGTGTACGTCTCCCATGCCTGTGCCACGGTCGGGCACGGCTTGTCATCGCCGTGCTCAAGGAGCAGCCTCGCGCGTTCCTGTTCCGCATCCTTGCGCGTGCCCCTCACGGTCTTTGACCTTCTCTTATAGCCATCGCTGGTCTCGGCCCAGTACCTTATGCGGTACCTCTTGCCGCGCTCGATCTCCGCAATCGAACCCCAAGAGTCCCTTCTTCTGCTACGCTTAGCCATAGCTTGCCACCCGCCCTTCAAGTGGTGGTGTAGCCCACTTCAAGCCATCGATGCCACGGTGGCTTGATGCTTATTTGACTGCGTTTGCGACGGCGATTATCGCAGCCTTGCCGCTTTCATCGGCTTCCCTATACGTCTCAACAATTGATGATTCGTTCTCGTTGAGCGTATGCTCACCGCTGACTTCGGGAACAAAGAAGTCCGAGATTCTTACGCCGAACAACTTGCAGAGGGTAACGAGCATGTCTGCGTCCGGCTGTCCTCTGCCGACCTCCCACGCGCTAACCGTCTTGCCGCTCTTTCCCACGGCTTCCCCAACCTCGTTGACGGTCAGGCCGCTTCTCTTTCGGAGATACTGCAACTTCTTCGCCATGTACTCTCGGGCAGTCATTTCATACCTCCGTGGGCCACCTCAACCATTCGAGAAGAGCCTACCACACTCTTGTTTATTTCCTATTTTGCGTAGGAATATTCCTCAAATTTGTAGTTGACAACCTATAAAACATAGGTCATAGTAGTTGTCAGACCTAAGAAAGGTAGGTAATCCCATTGGATGTTGTTGACGTTCTGAACAAGAGGGTTTCCCAGCGGGGCATCTCAATCAGCGAGCTCTCGCGCCGCGTGAAGATGAATGACGAACTTCTTCGTCGCAGCCTTAATGGCACCCGCACTCTCAAGGCAACCGAGTTCGTGTCGGTTTGCCACGAGCTCGACCTCGACATCGAGGACTTCACCGAGCCAGATAGCTCGGTCTAATCCACGTCCTCCCTCTCACGATGCCGACTGGGTGACGAGCACTTTCAATCGCTTCGGATGTGCCAGCAGGAAAGAACGATCCGAAAAGCCACGAGAAAAAGAAGTGGTCTGCATTGGAAGGCCCAGCCGGTGTCGTGAGGGGGAGGGATTTCCCCATCGATGGGGTCACTCGCTTCTGCTGCTTTCTTTCGGGCTTGCCCACCCCTTTCAGGAGCAGTGTCGCAAGGGACACACCATCAGTGCTCCTCGGTCAACTCACTGGTGTCTCTGACCGAGTGGCCCCACCGCTGGGGAAACCTGGCACCGACGCAATGCCCGACGCTTCCCGTGTCTGAGGTTGACTGCACAGATGGCTTAACCCTAGTGCAGCCGTAAAGCAGAGGCTTGGACGCACGTATGTGTTTGCGCGTGTGATCGACGGATTGACTTCCTTGCAGTTGGTAACAACCACATGAACCAAAACAGGCTGTCATGCCATGGAGTAGTTACTAGCAAGGGGACTGTGCGCCATGAGATGCGCATGGTTGACCCCTCGAAGGTACGGGCTGTGACAGACGGAATAGAGCGAACAAACTAGCGGGGCCTTCCAGAGCCAACTGGGAGGCCCCTCATGGAACCGTCTCAACTGTGAGAAGGCCGAGACGGTTCCCCATTTTACCAAACACGAGAAGCGATGGAATGGGGTGTGAAATGTATGGAGCCCTTGGAGCGGCTGACCCTGAACGGCGTGGAGTACGTCAGGGCGGATTTGATTCCGCAGGTTCAGCCGTCGAGGATGGAGCGGACGTACTCCGTCCAAGAGATAGAAGACCTCACAGGCGTGAGCTACCAGAGCGTCTACCGAGCGGTTCGGTCTGGACGGCTTCGAGCCGTGTACCCGAACGGTACGAGGCGCGGCATGAGAATCAAGGAGTCCGAGTACCTCAGATGGATAGAGACTTCGACGTGCGAGAGTACGTGATGGGGTGCCTGTTCATCATCCTCCTGCTTGCCGCGTTCGCTGCTGCGGGGACTCAGGACATGATCGATGACCGAGTCTGGCGCGAGTCGTGGTACGAGCAGAACGGGGTGACGGAGTGACGGACGAGATTATCAAGCTCCTCGATGCCACCGCACGCGATGTCGTAGACCTGCTCATGGAGGTAGATGACGCCGACGCGGTCGTTATCTACGCGAGCAAGGACGGCTCATACGAGGTTCTGTCCATCGACGGCATGAGCGAAGAGGCGGTGACCAGGAGTGACGCCTAAGCGCGAGTGGAACCGCTGGACTGAGGCCGAGGACGAGCTGCTGAGGCAGAACTACAAGCGGCTCGGTTGCCGCGCGATTGCCAAGTACCTTCCGAGGCATCCCGATCCCAGCGGCATATCCCACAGGGCGAGGAAGCTGGGACTCACCACCGACGTAGGCCCGTATGGGCGTGGCCGTCACGCAAGGCTCAAGGTTATAGAAGGGGGTGCCAATGCGCCCAAAGGACATAGGGACTCGCATGGAGTCCAAGATTAGGGACGTAATCAACGACTGGGCTGGCGAGAAGGTCTGCGAGCGCGTCGCCCTGCACGGCAACAACGACCACGGAGACCTCCGCATCCTCGTTGACGAGCTGGTGCTCACGGGCGAGTCCAAGCACTGCAAGGAGTATCCGAGCGAGGGCATGCTCGATGACTTCAAGGCCCAGACCATCATCGAGAACGTCAACGCCGGACAGGATGGCGGGGTTCTGTTCGTGAACCTCGCAAACAGGAGCGTGCAGCGTTGGGAGGTCTGGATGCAGAAGTCCACCTTCCTCAAGCTGCACGGACTCGACCGCGTCATAGAGCGGTACGAGCTTGACGATGCCGCTAGGGCGCGGTTGGAGCAGATGCTCGTTGACACCAAGCACGACTGGCTGCGCCTGACCATGGCGGCTTTCATGCACCTGTGCTGGGGAAGCCCCGCATGGGGGAAGGGGGAGTAATGGAGAACGTCGATTTCAGAGCCTTCACGTACTTTGTGATGTGCGGCCCTCAACAGCTCATCGACAAGTTCAAGGCATGGCGCGACCGTCCGATGCCCAAGAAGGTAATCATCAACGACCCTGCGACGGTCGTTTTTTTCAGCGACGATACCAAGACCGTGACCAAGGCCAAGGACGGCGACGAGTACGACCCGCTGTTTGGCATCATGGCCTGTGCGCTGCGCAAGGTCGGCAGGAACCGCGTCCGCATCGACGCATGGGAGCCTGTCATTGACTTCCTCTCAAGCTACCTCGCGGACGCCAAGGAGTGCAGGGTCATCGCCGACATGCTCAACACGACGGCAGACGCGCTCGAACTTGACGGCGTGATGGACGCCATGGAGGAGTACGACGTGCGCAACGCCGAGGAGCCCAGCATGGAATGGCTGACGGTCGAGGAGTTCATGGGCGACAAGCTGCACGAGCATGAGCGCACCCGCCAGACCATCCGCAACCTCATCGACAGGGGTGAGCTGTGATGCAGGTGCTTGAGCAGACGATGCCGTTCGGCAAGTCCGAAAACCTCCCGTTCGATCTGTACGTCATGGACAACGATGACGAGTGGCTCGACTTCCGCAGCAAGGGCATAGGCGGCTCGGACGTGGCCGCAATCATGGGCATCAGCAAGTACCGCTCGCCCGTCGAGGTGTGGATGGAGAAGCGCGGCGTCAAGGAGCCGCAAGACCTCTCCGACAAGGAGGCCGTCGAGTGGGGCAACCGCCTTGAGTCCATCGTGCGCGACAAGTTCGCCGAGACGCACGGTGAGCTTGGGGTCATGGAGCTTCCCGCATCACTCGTATCGCGCAATAGGCCGTGGGCGCACGCCAACCTCGATGGCTGCGTCAAGGATAACGATGGCGAGTGGGGCGTGCTTGAGATCAAGACGGTCGGAAAGAACCGCGAGAAGGACTGGGCAGACGGAGTGCCCGACTACTACCTGACTCAGGTGACCCACTACCTCTCCGTCACTGGATGGAAGTACGCATGGGTCGCCGCGCTCATAGGCGGTCAGCACTACGTCGAGTTCAGGGTTGACCGTGACGAGGAAGACATCGCAATGGTCGAGTCTGCGGTTGACACCTTCTGGAACGACTGCGTCGTTGGCGGCGCACTGCCGCAGATTGTCGGCGGCAGCACCGAGGCCAGCGCACTGCTCGACCTCTTCGGCGCGGACTCGAACGAGTACGTGAAGCCGGAGAACGTCAACCACTTCGACACGCTGGTGCATGACTACCAAGAGGCCAAGGCTTGCGAGAAGAAGTACGCCGAACAGGCCAAGCGTCTCGGCAACGACCTCAAGGCCACGGTCGGTAGCGCGAAGGGTGCCATCTCCGACGTGTACAAGCTCACGTGGGTCAAGTCCACGACCACCAGATTCGACAGCAAGCGTTTCATTGCCGAGCACCCAGAGCTTGCAGAGGAGTACATGGTCACGTCACTTACAGACCGTGGAGTGAGGGTCTCAGGGGTGCAGCGATGAGGTCGAGCATCAGGACGGAGATAATCGCGTACTTCACGGACAAGGACGCCCACTTCTCGCCCAGCCAGATCGATTGGGCGATGGGCCTAGTCGAGGGCACGGCCCATGACGTGATAGTTGACTGGTGGGCCAAGCAAAAGGAAAAGAAGGAAGAGAGGCTCAGGTCTTACCATGAGTAACTTCAAGACGCCGACAGGGATTGTCCTCGCTCCGGCGCAGAACCAGGTCATCGACTTTGTTGATGATGCTGGCACGAAAATTCAGATAAGCCAGCAGGACGTGTACCAGTACATTTGCGACAAGGCCACCCCGCAGGAGGTGGTCTTCTTCATGGAGCTGTGCCGCTCGCAGCGGCTCAACCCGTTCAAGCGCGAGGCGTTCCTCGTGAAGTACGGGAGCAGCCCCGCATCGATGATTACCGCAGAGGTGGTGTTCGAGCGTCGGGCCAACGCCCATCCGAGCTACACGGGCATGGAGCATGGCGTGGTGTACCTCGACGCGAACGGCAACATCTGCAAGCGCGAGGGGACGGCAACCTACAAGGCGGCTGGGGAAGTCCTCATTGGTGGTTGGGCGCGAGTCCACCGCAACGACCGATCCGACTCATATGCCGAGGTCTCCATGGACGAGTACAACAAGAATCAGTCGGTGTGGAAGACGATGCCAGGCGCGATGATTGACAAGTGTGCACGCGCGTTTGCCCTGCGGCTCGCGTTCCCGTCCGACTTCCAAGGCATGTACATCAGCGAGGAGATGGGGACAGCTCCCAACGTCACGGAAGTTCACGCCGAGGTCATGCCCGACATGCCCACGGATGCCCCTGAGAGCCAACAGGAGCCTGTTTCAGGCCCCGTTTACCCCTCGAAGGAGCAAGTGGACGAGTTCAACAACATCGTGGCCGAATTGGCCGCTGTGCGCGACAAGGAGGCTGGCGAGGTCACCCTCGCGGTGCTCAAGTCCAAGGCCCTTGCTAGCACTGGCTACGCCATGGGAACCGACATGACGGCTGACCAGATGGATGTGGCAATCCGCCTCGTCCAGACGTGGCTCGCAAAGGCTTACCAGGACGAGCCTTCCTACGAGGAGTAGCAAGTGAACCACAGCTTTAGTGTCGAGGTTGCGGTAGACGTTGGCCTTGCGCCTGCAATCGTGTTCAACGCCATTGGCTTCTGGGTGACCCAGAACGCTGCCAACAAGCGTAACCTCATGGACGGACGCTACTGGACTTACAACACCGTCAAGGCGTGGGCAGACCTGTTCCCGTACCTATCGCCAAAGCAGGTCGAAAAGGCACTTACTGCCTTGCGTGAGCATGGCTATGTCATGGCTGGCAACTACAACAAGGACAAGTGGGACAGGACACTCTGGTACACGTTGACCGACAAGGGATATGCCGTCCTACATGCTTTTCCCTCTCAGGGGGGATGCATTTCCCCCACAGGGGAAATGGAGTTCCCCCACAGGGGAAATGACTATATATATACAGTTAATAACACAGTTGGAAACTCAAATACTTTGTCGGGCAAGCCCGACGACGTGCCCTATGACGCGGTCATTGACTACCTCAACGAGAAGACTGGCAAGCACTACCGCTCAAAGGCTGCAGCGACTCGCAAGCTGATTAAGGCTAGGTTCGCCGAGGGCTACACGCTAGAGGACTTCAAGCGCGTCATAGACACCAAGACCTCGCAGTGGCTAAACACGGATCAGGACAAGTTCTTGAGGCCGGAGACGCTGTTCAGGCCAAGCCACTTCGAGAGCTACCTCAACGAGTCACCCCAGACGAGCATCCTAGACACCGTCGATTGGTCTAAGTATGAACTCAAGCCGCTCTGACGGAATAGGCGTGGTGTGGCAGGCGGGTTTCGGCGCGGCACGGCATGGCGGGGTGTGTCTGGTCATGGCAGGCACGGCAGGGTATGGACGGGTCAGGTTGGTTGCGGCTTGGCGGTGCATGGCTTGGCAGGCGTGGTATGGCATGTCTTTTCAAGGTTGGGCGTTGTAAGGTGCGGCGTGGCATGGCAGGCGAGGCGGTGCATGGTCCGTTGTGGCACGGTCTGTCACGGTCAGGTTTGGCAGGCGAGGCGTGTCATGTCATTGCTGGGTTAGGCAAGGCGAGGTAAGGAGGGCCTATGGGTCCGTAGGTAAATACAGAGACAACCAATCAGCATCAAAAGCAAAGCGGCTTGGGTCACCGAACCCGAGCCGCTTCCTCAGCAAAGGAGATTATAGCATGGCAACAGCAAAGAACAGCATCATCAACATTAAGCCCATCGTCACCGAGACCGTTGACATCACCATCGTCGGCACCACTCCGCTCGTCGTTCATGCGTGGAGTCACAAGGCCAAGCAGGAGATGCTTGACAAGCAGCGCGGCAAGAAGACTGGCGCGAAGCACGACATCAAGATTCCCGTCAACGACTTCTCCGAGAGCCTGTACTGGCTCACCGACAAGCCGGAGCTTGGGGCTACCGACGAGGAGGCCGAGACGAACGTGTTCGGTGCCATCGACAATGGGGCGAGGTTCGGCTTCCCCTGCAACGGCATCAAGGCGTCCATCATCTCCGGCGCGTATCGTGGTGGCCTTGACGTGAAGATGACCGAGCTTCGCGGAACGTTCTTCCTCTCTGGAGCAACCGACGCATCGACAATCGACTACGCCGAGATCGTCGGCAGCAAGCCCGTCATGCGCGAGGACACGGTTAAGGTCGGCGGCATGAGCAAGTCCGCAGACATTCGATACCGCGCCGAGTTCAGCGAGTGGGAGATTCCCTTGAAGCTCAAGTACATGAAGAACGGCAAGTACAGCCTTGAGCAGCTCTTGAACATGGTCAACTATGGCGGCTTCTGCTGCGGCATCGGCGAGTGGCGTCCCGAACGCGACGGCCAGCTCGGCATGTACGAGTTGAAGCTCGGATAGCTCGCGGCAGGCGAGGCAAGTTTTGGCATGGTATGGCGAGTCTTGGCAGGCGAGGCAAGACATGTCTAGGCAGTGCGGGTTTCGGCATGGCATGGCAGGCGGGGTAAGGCGGGGTAAGGTGCGGTGAGGTGCGGCGAGGTGCGGCGAGTCCGGTCATGGCAGGCGAGGTTAGGCCGTGTCGGGCAAGGCGTGTCGGGTTCAGGCAAGGCACGTCAACGCATGGGTGGGGTCGGCTTCGGTCGGCCCCACGTTCTTTTGGGAGGTGATTCGATGATTTACAAGGTGAAGTCAGGCTTTCGTCTCAGGGCTGGTCTTGCTCAGACGGTTGGCGAGGAGTGCGAGCGTCTCGAATCGGAAGGAAGGCTTACGCCGAGGAACTTGGTCGAGGCTAGCAGGCCGGATGATGCGCCGCTCCATGACTGCTTCGAGTGGGATGACACGGCTGCTGCTGAGAAGTGGCGCGACGCACAGGCTGCATACATCATCCGCTCGGTCGAGGTTTCGGTGACAGAGCATTCCGAGCCGACTAGGGCGTTCGTCGCAACCGTGTCCGATGGCAAGAGCGAGTACAGATCAGTCGGCTACGTGCTGCGAGACGCAGAAAGCAGGGACGCCCTGCTTGACTCAGCGAGAAGGGAACTTCTCGCGTTCAGGCGCAAGTACTCGACGCTCCATGAGCTTTCTGACGTGTTTGCCGCGATAGACGGAGCTGTTGGTAGTCAGCAGGTGCTTGAGCTTGCTGGGTAGTCGTGGCAAGGACTTGCGTGGCTAGGCAGGCATGTCTAGGCGGGGTTCTGCGAGTCGGGGCATGGCGTGGTAAGGCCGATGTATGGCCCACATAGTAACTATTTGTAAGGAGGGTGAATGAAACAGCACGACGAATACTACTCGCCTCCGCAGTACGACCTCTACACGGAGCTGCAGCAGCTCAGGGCGAAGCTCGGCGAGTACATCGGCGAGTACCGCAGGTGCGGCATAGAGCACGCAAAGAGGGATCGAGAGTACTACATGCTCAAGGCGGAGAAGACCCTTGAGCTGAGAGACCAGGGCATGCCAGCGACGGTCATAGCGCAGGTCATCAAGGGCATCGAGCCAGTGGCCGAGGCAAGGGAGAAGATGCTCGTCGCGGAGGTCATGACACGTGCGGCACTAGAGGCAGTACTCAGCACGAAGCTACAGGTCAAGCTCGTTGACTCGCAGTTGCAGCGCGAGTGGGCCACGCCGCAGGCAGGTTACTGATGGAGAGCCTGTACAGCGACGAGCGCGAGTGCTGGATATGCCAGAGTCCGCAGGTGCACAAGCACCACATCTACCCTGGCACTGGCCGCAGGGAAGTCTCGGACAGGGAGGGCTGCTGGGTGTACCTTTGCCCCTCCCACCACAACATGAGCAAGCACGGAGTCCACTTCGACAGGCAGCTCGACATGTTCTTCCGACGCGACTGCCAGAGACGGTGGGAGCAGCGCGAGGGCATTGACGAGCCAGACCACGAGACGTTCATCCGCCTTTTCGGATGCAACTACCTGTGAGGTGAAGATGCACAAGAACAGGGACGGCGAGATTCTCCGCTTCATCGAGTCCTACTGGAACAAGAACGGCTACGCACCAGCGGTGCGTGACATATGCGCCGCGCTTGGCTTCAAGTCGCCAGCGACGGTTGCGCACTACCTCCGCAGGATGCGCGAGCAGGGATTAGTGGAGTACGAGGACAGGATTCCAAGGACGGTGAGGGTGACGCCATGGGCAGGACGATAGACAAGCAGGACATGGCGGACATGGTGCTGAATGTCGGTTGGGTCGAGGGGAAGCTGGATGTCTTGGCGGCTTTATCGGATGGCAAGGTCAGGCAGGAGCTACTGAATGCCAAGTCCTGCCTAGCCAACCTCGCCGATGACCTCATTCGCATGCTTGAGGACGATGAGTAAGGAGCTGGTGTGACAGACAGGGAAGCCATCAAGGCGCTCCGACAACTTGTCAGAGACCTCATCGACTGCCCGTGCTTCCAGAGTGTCGATGGGTGGACCGAGGACTCATGCGAGGAATGGGGCTGTAAGTTCTTCATCGATGATGACTGCGAAGTTCAAAGCAGATGGTTCGACAAGCTCATGCAGGAGACGAAGCTGGAACCAGACTTCGACGCATGGGTGCGAGCTGGCATGCCAACCGACCCTGACATTGCGTTTGGGTTTTAGCGGGGTGAGCGCAGATGCCTATGGATCGGAAGCGATACCCGAAGAACTGGGATGAGATAGCGTTCAAGGTCAAGGACGCCGCAGACTGGAAGTGCCAGATATGCGGCGTCCAATGCTATCGACCTGGCGAGAAGGTCAGTGACCACGGACGAATCCTGACGGTGATGCATCTCAATCACATGCCAGAGGATTGCAGGCCAGAGAACCTTCTGGCTGGGTGCGCCAGGTGCCACCTCAAGTACGATGCGCGACACCACGCAGAGACAAGAAGGAAAAGAAAGCAAGGGGGCCAGACGGCCCTCTTTGAATTGGAGCAGACATGATTCATGACGTGACGATTCCGTTCTCCTTTGACACAACGCCAATCGAGAACCAGATTGCAAGAATTGGCGAGCAGGAGGTCAAGAACATCATCCGAGAGGTGACGCTCAACGGCATCTACTCGGCTATGCCCAGCAAGAGGCATGGGTACTATGGCGTCAGCTTGACCCCGACCAAGGATGACGAGGTCAACTGGAAGGCATACGTTGACGAGCGCATGTACAACTGGCTCAACGAGAACAAGCAGGAGATTGTTGACGAGGCGGCTTTGCTCGTCGCCATGCGTGCCGGACGCACGACACAATGGCGCAAGGTTCTCGAAGAGCTGAAAGCGGAGCGTGATGCCGAGTGAGCAAAACAGTCATTGACATCAAAGGCCAACGCTTTGGCAGACTAACCGCTATTAGATACGTCAAGAACGGCGTATGGCTTTGTGAATGCGAGTGCGGCAACACAAAGATGATTGATGGTACTAGCCTTCGACGTGGAAAAACCAAATCATGCGGTTGTCTGCTTAGGGAACGGACAATAGAACGTTCAACGAAGCATCGTGGGAGCCACGACAGGCTCTACGGGATTTGGTCTGGCATGAAGTACCGCTGCTTTAATGCAGATGGCGAACGATACAATGATTATGGCGGCAGAGGTATAACTGTTTGCGACGAATGGCTTGATTACTCAACATTTAGAGAGTGGGCCAATAATAGTGGCTATGACCCTGACGCACCTTTTGGGACTTGCACCCTAGACAGAATTGATACCAATGGCAATTATGAGCCGTCAAACTGTAGATGGGTCGATTATCACGTACAAGCCCTGAATAGAAGGCCAATTAAGAAGCCGTGGAAGTGTAGAGCCGTCAACCGAATTGACGCAGACGGGCAGATTCTTAACACGTATTCGAGCGTGGCCGAGGCCAGCGAAGACACGGGATGCTCCGTCAATGCAATCGTAGGGGTTTGCCGTGGCAGAAGTAAAACGACTCACAAAATGATGTGGGAGTATGCGGACGAAGGTGGCAGGTAATGAGCTACGACATCAACCTCACAGACCCCGTCACCCACGAGGTCATAGAGCTTAGCGAGCCGCACTTCATGAGGGGCGGCACCTATGCCGTGGGTGGAACCACGGACATGTGGCTCAACGTCACCTACAACTACGCCAAGTTCTACTACCGCGATGACGTGCTTGGGGAGGATGGCATTCGCGCCATCTACGGCATGACCGGCGCGGAGTCCATTCCCGTGTTGGAGAGGGCCATCGCAGCCCTCGGTGACGAGACGAGCGACAACTACTGGGAAGCGACCGAGGGCAATGCGAAGCGGCCACTGATGCAGCTCCTTGCCTTTGCGAGGATGCGCCCAGACGGTGTATGGGACGGTGACTAGTGATGGTGCCGAACAGCAAGAGGGAAGCACCAAAGCCAGACCCGCAGAACATCCGCGACCTCCGGCTCATGTACGAGACTGCCAGCAAGGTTGATGGGATCATCGAGTGCAAGAACTTCATGCGCGGTGTGATGAGCAGCCGTGACTACCACGAGGGTGACATCACGAGCATGCAGCTTCGCGTGGTTCCGAGCAACTACTACGACATCGTTACCGTGTGCGTCCAGAGGGTGCAGGTGACAAACCTTCGAGACGGTGTGTATAGCCCAAAACGGCTCACCGACTGGTCGAAGGAGTACACATTCAAAGAGTTCAAGGAGTCACCGTTCTACCAGATGTGCGTTGAGACGTGGGGCGACTGCCACTGGGACACGTCCAAGATGGACGAGCACGAGGTATCAGACGAGGACACGCGATGGTACGTGTACGCCCACGTCTACGAGCATCACCGCACGTGGCTCGGCAACTGGGACAAGACGGGCCGCATCGAGGCGGTTGACTTCTTCCTTGACGAGGATGGCGAGGTCGAGATGGGCCTTACGCGCAACGGAAGGCATGAGTCCGTCTACAACGGCGACATATGGACGTTGCAGCAGATTGTCGATGAGCACGAGCAGATGCAGGAGCAGCTCAAGAAGCTCAAGGAGCACGGCATCGACCTCGATGACGGGACACTTTCAATCAAGTTGTGGGAGTAAGGGACAACGCGATAGAACCGAATGGGCGGCTCCGAAAGGGGCCGTCATTCTTTTGGAGGAAAGCATGAGCAAGTCGAGGATGGGCAACGTGGCCCAGATGCGCTCGGTTGACGTGGGATGTGGCGTGCATGTCTCAGCGAACCGCAAGGAGGTCGAGCGAGTACTTCGAGACGGATGCCCCGTCGAGGTGGTCGCGGCCAACTACGGCATGAGGACGCGCGACGTGCGACGGATCGCAAGGCGGGTGGGTGCGTGAGGTACATCAGCCTTTTCAGTGGCGTTGAGGCGGCAACGCTGGCATGGGAGCCGTTGGGCTGGGAGGCGGTGGCCTTCGCCGAGATAGAGCCGTTCCCCAGTGCGGTGCTGGCCCATAGGTGGCCCGATGTGCCGAACCTTGGGGACGTGACCAAAGTGGATTGGAGCAAGTATCGTGGAACAGTTGACCTTGTCGTGGGAGGAAGCCCCTGCCAAGCCTTCTCGGTCGCAGGAAAGCGAGAGGGCCTCCTGGATGAGCGAGGTCAGCTCATGCTCGAATATGTACGAGCTGTTAGGGAAGTTGAGCCCCGATGGTTCCTTTGGGAAAACGTGCCCGGAGTTCTGTCACAGGACAAAGGGCGAGCCTTTGGCACCCTCCTCGGGGAGATGGCAGACCTCGGGTATTCTTGCGCATTCAGAGTGCTTGACGCTCAATTCTTCGGAGTGGCCCAGCGACGCCGCCGTGTCTTTCTTGTCGGATGTCTTGGAGGGGGGCAGGAGCGGCTGCAGCGGTACTCTTTGAGCCCGAAAGCGTGTCAGGGAATACTCAGACGAGCAAGCAAAAGAGGGAAGCCCTTGCCGCCGATGCTAGAGGCCGCGCTGCGGGCTCAGGGGGGGGTGTGACGGCGTTTGCCCAGAACACCCGTGACGAGGTTCGCATACAGGGCGACGGCACCATATCTGGTGCCTTGTCCGCGCAACCTGGTATGAAGCAGACGACGTTCGTTGCGGAAGCTCGTGCGTATCGCACAATACCGCTGAAATGCCCCGCTTGTGGGGCAGAGGCGGTTGTCAGCGTGGATGACCCGCAGGAGCCATAGGAGTTCTGGCGCTACAGTTGCGGCTGCTCGAACATGGGTTGCGACAACTACGGGCGTAGGAGACAGTCGTTCGCCAGTAGAGGGGATTCCATAGGCAACTGGAACGGCTACGTTCTCCTGAACAGCTACTCAATCGACTACAAGCAGACCCCAAAGTTCAACGAGCAGCTTTGCCACACGCTTACGCATGAGGGCGACGGTGGCATACACAGTGCCGTTGCGTATAGCGGTTGCCTGACCCCATGGGACGTGCAGAGCAAGCGAATCTTTCCAGAAGGTGGTTGCGCACCAACCCTGCAAATCGGTACGCACGAGCACAACCAGCACGTAGCTGAGCCACTAGTCCTCGCAAGTGCCCACTACAACGCAGAGATCGGTGAGGGGGGGTTGCTCCTACCCTGATTGCCCACATCCAGAAGGATGCGCCTGTACTAGCAACGGCGAGGACGTGTTCCCGTCCCTCTGCGCCACAGACGGCAGCAAGCAGTTCATCGACAACCAATCCGTCAACAGCGGAAGGCTCCTGCTCGACGCAAGACGGGAGTGGCCCTGACGCGATTTGCATGGCAGATGACAACGCAAGGGCGGCGGTTGACGAAAACCTCTCCGGCTCTTTGAAGGTCGGGGGGGGTACACCGTTCGTTGCGTTTCGTCTAACGGAGACGAGGTGATTGGTGCGTTGTGCGCGAGGGACTACAAGGGCGTGGGGACACAGTACGTGAACGAGGGGAAGGTGGTCGTTTGCAGGGCAGAATCACCTACGGCTTCTGTCCAGGAGTCTCGATAACGGGGAGTCTGACCATCAACGAGGAGATGTGTCCAACCATAAGGGCGCAGGCAAACACAAACACGCCAGCTATAGCCATTAGAACCGCGCAGACCACTGCGAACGGGTGTGGCGTTTCTGATGAGCTTGCGCACACCATCGATACGACGGGACCGGAAGCAATAGCCTACGCCGTCCGCATGCGCGCTGGACGTGACGGGGGGGGCAAAGGCGCGTTGGTGCAGGAGGGAGTCAGTGGCACTTTGGCAACAGGTAACGACCAGACGCTATTCCAGCCAGAGTCAGGCGGCTACGTCGTGCGCCGCCTGACTCCGCTTGAGTGCGAACGTCTACAGGGTTTTCCCGATGGACACACAAAGGTGCCATATCGAGGCAAGCCAGCGGAGGAGTGCCCAGACGGGCCTAGATACAAAGCTATAGGGAACAGCATGGCCGTACCAGTCATGCGTTGGATAGGGGAGCGCGTTCAGGAAGTGGACGCGCTCCTTTCTTCTGAGGGGGATGCCAATTTAGGGAGGTGAAATGAACCTGACCACATACGTGAGCCTAGACGAGCTCTACGACCTCTATGCGAGGGACGGAACCGAGCCGCCAAAGTGGCTCTCTCGGATGCTGGGCAAGCCAGTCGAGACGGGGCTAGACGGTGACGCCCTTGAGCGCAAGGTCTTGGAGTCGGGGATACCGACACTGTTCTCCGTTGCTGAGCCGTCATACGACATGCTCGACACGCTCAGGGACGGTGGCGGCATCTACATCTGCGGCGTTCAGGGTGCCGGAAAGACATGGATGGCATGCCGCATAGCGAAGGGCTGGCTGTCACGCGGCCTTGGCGATGCGCGGTTCGTCTCAAGCGTGAACCTCATCTCCGAGATAGGCAGCTCCTACGGTGGCAACGGCAACGAGGGACTGGTTCTGTCCAAGTACATGTTCTGTGATCTCCTCATTGTCGATGACCTCGGCAAGGAGGTGCCCAGCCAGTGGTCACTTAGCAAGTTGTTCGAGATTTTCGACTCGCGCTACGCAAACAACAGGCCGACCATCGTCACAACCCAGTTCGACTCCGCATCGCTTGCTAGGCGCATGGCTAACAGCGGGGACACGGAGACGGCGATGGCGATAGTCAGCAGGTTCCGAGAGAAGTACAGGGGAATGAACCTCGGCAACGTCGATAGGCGTGCCGTATGAGGAAGTTCGTGAGAGGTGGGTCTGACGAGGCTCACCTCGTTCCCTACGAGGGGGAGGAAATGGCCGAGAGAAGGGTTCTTACCGACAAGGAGAAGCAGGGCATGTACACGATGCACTGCCTTGGCGAGTCGAAGGAGGCGATAGCAGACCGATACGAGGTGGCCGTTAGCACGGTCTACCGAATCATCCGAGAGCAGCGCGAGGAGCATGAGAAGATGGCGAGCAGTTCGCAGATCGTGGCGGGGGACAAGGCAAACGGACGCCTTATGACTTGCGCCGACAGAACCAGGTTCGAGGGCACCTGCATCATCAACGGCAAGTCCAAGAAACGAACCTTCACCGCGAAGAACGCGCGTGACGCACAGCAGCAGTGGGAGAAGTGGTGCCAGACGCTCCGCGACGAGCAGGACTTCATGGACATGGTGGAGCGCAAGCGCGAGCCCTTGGAGGAGAGCAAGGTGGTCTGCGGATTCCCGTCAGACCCAATCGAGGAAATCCATCCAGTTCAGGAAGTGAAGATTCCTAGCGACGAGACAATCCGCGAGGCCATTCACGAGGCCCAAGAGGAGTTCGATGCCATCACCACAAAGCACATGGAGGCAACGGGCGTCCCTCTCGCCGACACGTCGGAGCCAGCCTACCTCATCTGGGCGAAGAAGCCGGAGCCGCGCTGCTACGGCCTGTACCTGACGATGGAATCAGCCCTCTCAGAGGTTGACAAGCTCAACGAGGTAGCAGCGTTCCTTGGCGGGGGCGGTGCCTTCGAGGTCGAGGAGGTCGCATGGAAGTGCTGAGGAAGGTCTTGGTATCGGCCTGCCTTGTCCTTGGTCTTGCCGGATGCACCTGCACGCTCGCGTCATGCGGCTCGGACGAGGCGCAATGGTCGCAGCGGTTCGAGGTAAGCAGGGGGACGGTTCACGGCTGCTCGCTTGACTACGACCACATGATTGTCAACACGGTGACCGACACGGAGACGGGCCAGAAGTGGCTCGTGGTCACAACCAACCACGGGGCGGCAATCGCGCCCATCGAAGAGAAGGAGTAAAAACATGAGCAACCGAGACGTCGATGGCTGGAAGATTTTCGGCATCATTGCGGTGGTCGTGGCAATCACCTCCGCAATCTTTAGCGTCTACACGCAGGACGCTGGGGAGGTCGTAGTCCTGCGCAACATGGGCGGTGACCTCGCTGGCTACACCGAGGACGCAGGGTTCCACTTCAAGGCACCGTGGCAGAAGGCTATCCGCTACGACGTGCGAAACAATCTCGTGAACCTGTACAGGAACGCCGAGTACTCGTATGACGGCGGCGCGGCAGAGGGCTCGTGCGTGACCGTCAACGACAAGGGCGGCGCGAGCGCAGACATCGACCTCCAAGTCGTCTATTCGCTCGATGCCGATGCCGCCATGCAGCTCTACATCGACTACGGCACCCAGAAGCACTTCACGGAGACGGTCATCCAGAACGACGTTCGTGCGACCGCACGTGAGGTCGCTGGCAAGTACGACACCATGACCATGCTCACCAACCGTGGCGAGTTCACCAAGGGTCTGCGAGACGCGCTTGCGGAGAAGTGGCAGAAGCTCGGTCTCTCGGTCGAGCAGGTGAGCGTGCAGGACGTTCGATATCCGAAGACGATTACCAAGAAGTACGCAGAGGCTCAGGCGGCAGAGGTCGCAAAGGCGCAAGCACTGAACGAGCAGGAGACGGCCAAGGTCAAGGCCGAGACAAAGAGGATTGAGGCAGAAGGCGAGGCGGCTGCAAACAAGGTTCTCTCTGACTCGCTCACCCCAGAGGTCGTGCAGCAGCACTACATCGACGCGCTCGTGACCATCGGCGAGAACGGCAACCTCGTCGTCGTGCCGGAGGGTAGCCAGCCCATCGTCCAGACAACCAGCAAGCAGAAGGGTGAGTAGATGGTCGAATACGACGTGCTCGGCAACGAGCGGCACAAGGCAATCTGCAAGCTGAGGGAGATGCCCAAGCTGTACCCGAACAAGGATGGCGGGGCAGACCTCTACGCATGGAAGTCTGAGCTTGCAGATGCCATCGGGGCGAACACCGAACTCTTCTCGGCAATACGCGACAGGCTCATCCACCTGCTCGGTGGAGACCAGCCAACGCCCAGCGGCATCTTGAAGGAGGACGATGATGGAGTGGACGCCCGACCAAGTGATTCAGCTAGTGCTGATTCTCCTGTTCATGGTTCCGCTGGATGCGCTTGTGGTGTGGCTTGTGGTTGCGATGGTGAGGAACCACTAGCACCAATCACGACCGAGCTGCGCGACCACATGCGCCGCTACCACGAGTACAACGACCTAGCGATGCGACACGTGCAACACGTGGAGCTTCACGCAGACGAGTTCGACGCTCTATGCGACCACATCGATGCAATACATGCTGGCCTTGAGCGCGACTACAAGGTGGCATGCGATGTCAACGAGCGTCAGGACTTGGAGTACGCCGCCCTTGCCAAGAGGTACGACAAGACCATCACGCTCCCATTAGACGCCGATGGTCTGCCCATCCGCGTCGGGGACGTGGTGCGCCTCACGGAGAGCTGGCGCGACCTCACTGTGTTGGGCATCGGCATTGTGGACGCGAATGAGCGCAGCTTGGGCGTGTTTGTCCGCGAGGGCAACGACTATGTCTGGTACAACGCGGAGTTCCTGCATCACTACGCCCCGACCGTCGAGGACTTGATTCTTGACACGATTAGTCGCTGCATCGGCCACCTGCCCGAATACTGGGACGAGCCGATAGCTGAGTGCGCCGCCAAGCTAAAGCTGGCAGATGCCTAGCACATACAAAGCGTCAGGAGGCCCCGTAAATGGGGCCTCCTTCGTCGTAAGGAGTGATTGGTCAATGACCATGTTGTTTCTGATTGCAGCAGCCATGTGGTGCGCACTGATTTGCTATGCGGCCACGAAGAGCTGGTGGGACTAGGAGGGGCCATGGGAGTCTACAGGATTGATTCTGCACAGCTTGAGCCGCCGCCAGAGGAGGAGCGCACGGCACGAGAGTGGATGGAGGATTGCGTTCACTGCAAGGCGTGCCAGAGGGCATACCTCATGGGTATCGACCGAGAGCACAGGGGTTGGGTCGATGACGCGGCCCGTCTCCTCCGCTGCCAAGAGTGCGAGGAGTTCGAGTAGTGACGCCAACGGAAAAGGGAAGGCGTGCCGACGCCCTCAACCAGGGGCCGGACACGCGCCGAGTGCTGTGCGAAATGGTCGCAAACCGCGAAGGCGACATTGACGACCTTCGTGCCGAGAACGATGGATTGCGGAAGCTAGTGCGGGACATGTGGCGAACGATGGGCTTACTCAACGCCTGTGACGTGAGCGAATATGACGAGCCGCTTAACTGCATCTACTGCGAGCAGTGGGGCAATGTCGGCAAGAACATTGTTGGATGCAAGCTCATGTATCGCATGGACGAGCTGAGAATCGAGACAGACTGATGATGGGCGAGTACGACGCTGGATACGAGAACTACATCGACAGCCTGATACGAGAGATAGAGAAGCTCCAAGACGAGAACGATAAGTTGAGCGAGCAAGTATCAAGTCTCGTTGGCCGCAGCTTCCGAACGGCAGACAAGATGAGTTGCATCGAAGCCGAGAACGCCAAGCTGCGGGAGCTGTTGAGCGTCATGGCATATTGCAACCAATTCAGGCGCGACTGCGACGGATGCAGCATGAACGGCGCGGCTGGAATCATCACAGGGCGTGCGGGCTGTGACGAACTGCTAGCCCGCATGCGCGAGCTGGGAGTGGAGGTGACCTCATGACCGCGACCGAGCTTTTGCGCCGTCTGCTGGACGAGTGCGGGGTGGAGTACATGAAGGTTGACTTCATTGACGGTGAGCGTATCACGTCGTTCGATGCAAATGGCCGTGAGCACGGCTATCACGAGTTTCCAGATGGAGAAACCCTGCTGAGAGTCTGGCATCTGACCCCCGCACAGGCCATCGCCGCCACGCTGGGCGTTAGTACATGCGAAGCCGACGAGACCGACACGTGGGAGTGCGTCCGTGATGACTTGGGCAGCTACGGCAAGAGACTCACCGTTCACGTCATGGAGTGTACCGAGTGCGGGCACGTCTACGAGCACGTCAACGGCGACTATGAGTACTGTCCGAGGTGCGGACGGAAGCGTGAGGATGTGAGCGAATGAGCATCACGGACGAGCAGCAGATGTACTACGCGGCGACAACAGACAGTCACATCGACACCAACACGACCTACATCCACATTCCCGACAGTGACTCGGCAATCCTTGCAATCACGTGCGGAGAAGAGCGAGTCACGATTTCATGCAAAGACCTGTTCAGGCTGCTCAAGTGGGCTTACAGGCAGTGGGGAGGAAAGCAATGAGCATCACGGACGAGATAAGGGCGGCTGGAAAGGTGTATGCAGGCGTGTACACCGACATGGAGCACGTGGATTATGACAAGCCGACCCTCGACCGCCTCTGCGACCGCATCGACGCAGAGCACGATGAAGCCTTGAGCAAAATCAGCAGGGCTGCGCAACTGCTTGATGATGCAGAGAAAGAACGCGATTGCAACTATGCCAACTGGCAGGAGTGCAAGCAGAAGGTGCTGCAAGGCAACATCACGTTTGACGAACTCAACGCAAAGATAGAGTGCCTTGAGGACGAGCTGGCGCATTGCATTGAGCTGCCCAAGGACGCGGACAACGTGCCGTGGCACGTGGGCGACCGCGACGAGGACGGCAACGTGGTCACCCAACTAAGGCTAAGTTCCGATGGATGGTACGCCGTCACGGACGGCCCATCCGCCTTTCACCCCGAGCAGCGTCGCCACCACCACGCCCCGACCGTCGAGGACGTTTTGACGGAGTTTGGCATCGACTGGGAGCACGAGAGCGACTGCGAGGACAGGGCCGCGTTGCTCAAGGAGTACGCCGCCAAGCTCCGTCTGGCAGAGGGGGAGGATGCATGAGTAACTTCTACCTCTGCGACCACTGCGCCGCCCATCACTGGACTACCGAGGATGGCTTTTTCGTCTGCGAGAGCCGACCGTTCCAGCTTGAGAAGGTCGTGATGCTAGACCACCACGGCAGGGGCGGCATCCGCTACCGCAAGCCAGAGGACGTGTGCAAGTTCTACAAGCAAGGAGAGGACGCATGATGGCATTCATCTGCGGATTCTTAATCGGTGGCATGTTCGGCGTGACCGTGACGTGCCTGATGGTTGTTGGAGGTTAGATATGGGCATCAAGAAGGCCGAGGTTCCGAACGTTGACTACAAGCACGTCAACAGGAACCTCAAGGACATTCAGGAGTTCATCGAGTCCGGCTGGGACAGTGCCGAGGTCGATCTGGATTGGCGCAAGGCGAGCAACGTGGATGTTGCGATGAGGGTTGCCATGAGGCGCAACGGCATCGATGGCATCAAGGTCATGAAGCGCGGAGAGCACGTGTACCTCAAGAGGGTGAGCGCATGAGCGAGCTACTTTCCTGCCCGTTCTGCGGCAAGAGCGTTGCCGTGATTATGGACGACTACGGCGAGTGCCTAGAGCGTTGGGGAGACGAGTTCGATGAGTCTGGCCTAGAGGCAACCGACTACAAGGCCGTCGTGTGCAGCTTCTCGGATGGCGGCTGCGGAGCCTCTGGCGGCTGGCGGAAGACCGAGGAAGAGGCCATAGACGCATGGAATCGGAGGGCCCATGACTGATGACGAGCTCGCAACCCTAAAGGAGCTTTACGCTGACTCGATGCCATTGGCAGAGATTGCAAGGCGCATGGGCTACAGCAAGTCAACCATCCAGTGCTTCATTGCGGAACACAGAGACATGTTCCCGCATCGGAAGAAGCGCGTGCCGCCGAGGACGCGAGACTTGTGGGTGGCGAGGATTAAGGCCGGAAGGGTAACCCAGCGTCAGGCTGCTAAGGCTTTGGGCGTGAGTCCAGTGACCATCGCTAGGTGGGTAAAGTCATGGAGCTGAGGATTATAGACAAGGTGAAGGACTGCCCTCCATGCCCATACCTTGAGCTTCGGTTCGACTACGAAACGGGACATGCCCGTGGTAGGGAGTGGGAGCGGCAGACATGGGTTGCCCGTTGCATCCACGAGGGGGCATGCGGTCGCAAAGGGGGTAAGAACGATGGGTGACGAGAACTTTGCACCCCTAAATAGCGGTTTTCTGGTCAAGGCATCGGATGACGGCGAGTGGGAGAACCTCGGCTACATCGGCGAGGATGGCATCACCATCTCCGACGATTACGAGGTCTGGCAGGGCAAGCTAGCAGAGCTGAACCAGACCGTCACCATTGCGGTCAAGCCCCAATGGTGGTCTTTGAACAGGTTCTACAAGCTCGCCACTGGCCGCTACAAGTACACCGTGCCAAGGCTCAGGCGATGGAACAAGGGACACAGGAGGAACCGTTGAGCGAGGTCAAGGTTGAAATTCTCAGGCATCCCACCGAGGAGGACTGGGAGCGTTGCAAGATGCTCGCCATGAACACCATCGGCAGGGAGTGGTCTGGAACCGTAAGCAACACGTGGAAGCACAAGATTCTCAGGTCTGGGCACAGCCCGATCCGAACGCTGATGTTCACGATAAGGATGGAGATACCCTACTGGGTCTCAGTCCACTTCTGCCGCCACAAGTACGGCGTGGAGCACTACGTCACGTCGCAGAGGAACGACCGTCAGGACAACTACGACCGCAATCAGGCCACGCAGGACACGATGGTTACGCACGTGATGGATGTCAACGCGCAGGAGCTCATTCAGATTGCCCACATGCGCCTCTGCGGTCAAGCGTCGGAGGAGACCAGGAGGGCCATGTACGAGGTGTGCAAGGCCGTCTTGAAGGAGAACCCTGAGTTCAGGCCGTTCCTTGTGCCCAAGTGCAGGGTGGGGGAGCTCGGCTTCTACTGCAATGAGTTCAAGCCGTGCGGGAACCCTGGCAAGTACATCCCGTAAGCCTATGTGTAGGCGTTCGCATAACTGTAGGTGGGGCCATCCGAGAGGGTGGCCCTCTTTGATTGGAGGAGAACATGCAAATCAACGTCCAGCTTGACGATGGCGCGTATATTCCAGAGAGGGCCCATAATACCGATGCAGGGGCAGACCTCCGCACGCCGATAGACCTCATGCTCTACGGACACAGCTCGTTCAGCGTTGACACTGGCGTACACATCGAGCTTCCGCACGGGTACTACGCGCGGGTGGCATCCAAGAGCGGCCTCAACGTCAAGCACGACATCATCAGCGAGGGAGTCATTGACGAGGGCTATTCAGGCTCAATCGTCGTGCGCCTGCACAACCTCAGCAAGAACCCGCACCACTTCGCCAAGGGAGACAAGATCAGCCAGCTCATCATCGAGCCCGTCGAGTACGCATCATTCTGGCAGGTCGAGAGCGTCGAGGGCGGCGAGCGTGGCGCAAACGGGTTCGGCTCAAGCGGAATCTAAGCAATGCCACGACCGAACGCATCGAAGCGCAAGAGGCACGCATGGAAGATGGCCCGAAAGGAGCGGATGGAGCGCATGGAGGCCGTGTCGGGCAAGATGCCGCGCGGCACCAGACGCATGTGCTACCGCAAGCGCAGGTTCCACTCCGAGCTGGACGCGAGGCTCAAGGCCATGGAGATAGAGCAGCGCAGGAGCGTGCGCCTCGGCGTGTACAGGTGCCCGCTGTGCAAGGGCTGGCACCTCACGTCGAAGTATGAGCAAACCCTGTAGCAATGAGTGCGAATGTCAGGTGTTTGCGCAGGTACGCATATGCGCATGTGATAATGAGCCATGCACATCCGACGTTTGGGAGCCTATGGGTTGGAGAGAGTTCCTAGAGCTTGCGCGAGAGTCAGTGGGCCGCATCGAGGCCTTGACCTTCCAGATAGAGAGCGGCGGGGACGACCGCAAGGCGTCGGGCGTCTCCGTGAGCGGAGGGGGAACGTCCAACCCGACCGAGTCCGAGGCTCTCAGGCGCATGCTCCTCATGCCGAGGCTTGAGGAGCGCAGGGACTTCCACATAGACCGCGTGGGAAAGGCACTGGCGGCTATACAGTCCGTCAGGGACGGCCTCGGCGAGACCGAGGGCGAGATACTTGAGATGTTCTACATCGACGGGTTCCTGTCTGGGGAGATCGCTGGCGAGCTTGACCTCACCGTTGACGGTGTCTTCTACCGCAAGCGCAAGGCCCTCAAGTGGATGGACGAGAACCTGCCGATGCCGGAGTAAATCACAGGAGAAGACAATTGAATGGAGAGCAGTCAGCTCTGCCGAGCTACCAGCCGACGCTTGACCACGCTGAAAAGGTTGAGCGCAGCATCGCTCAGATGCGGCTTGCGGCTGGCATGAGTAAGAGATACTACGACGCACCGTTACTCATCTGCTATAGCGGTGGCAAAGACTCCGACGTGTTGGTTGAGCTGGCCGACATGAGCGGCATCGACTATGAGGTGCAGCACTCTCGCACGACGGTTGACGCGCCTGAGACAATCCGCCACGTACAGGAGGTGTTTGGCAGACTTAGTGCCAAGGGCGTCAATTGTTTCTTTCGCAACCCGACTTACAAGGGAAAACGCATATCCATGTGGTCGCTTATCCCACAAAAGCAGATGCCGCCCACGCGACTAGTGCGGTACTGCTGCAAGGTGCTCAAGGAGACGGGCGGCAATGGCCGAGCGATAGCGACGGGTGTGCGCAGGAGCGAGTCTACAGCTAGGCGTAGCCGCATGTTCGCCAACAACTTCTCACAGGCACGGCCAGCCGCACTTGACTTCGAGGACGCTGCCAGTTTGTTTGAGGACGCGGAAAAGGCCATCGAGCATGATGACAACTTCATCAGGTCGTGTAAGATGCGCGGCAAAACGAGCTTCCAGCCCATTGTCGAGTGGCTTGACGACGATGTGTGGCAGTTCATAGACGAGCGTGACATCAAAATCAACCCGCTCTACGCAGACGGGTTCAAGCGTGTCGGCTGTATCGGTTGCCCGTTTGCGCCCCGCGCAGAGAGAGAGAGAGAGTTCGAGCGGTGGCCGAAGTACCGCGACGCATACATGCGAGCGTTCAAGAAGATGCTCGATCACCGCAATGAATGTGGACTTGATACGCAGTGGGAGACGGCGCAAGAGGTCTACGACTGGTGGATGAGCAGATAAGTTGGAGGTAATTGCCCGATGACTGAAAATACAACGGCAAGGATAGTCGCTGAGAAGCGTAACGTTAAGTGTGAGGTTCTTTTCACGAGGGCCTTGGTCTGGCTGGTGCTCATGGGTCAGGCAGACCATTTGCTGATAAGGGCAGTTTTTGCGCTGTGCGCAGTCTTCGCCTTCCTTGAGTCCATCCTGTACTACGAGGTGGAGTAGGTGACAAAGCCCCGGCTCTCTTTGTGAGGGTCGGGGCTTTTTTTGTGCAGAAAATAGCAAAGTCGTACAAGGTGTAGTCGTTCTATAAAAATGCAGGTAGAAAGCCATAAACGAGTCAATTTGCACCGCTCGTCGGGTAAAATATGGCTGTCAGATAGTGGCTGACTTAAACATGGGTTATCATTTGTAGCGCACCCGCACGATGCCACTATCATCGCTGCGGGTGTTCTGCGTAGGGAGGTCGGTGCATAGTGGGCATCGAGATTTCCAGGAAGGGTCGCAAGAGGCTCCGCGACGTGTGGGCGGCGATGATGGAGCGCTGCTACGACCCCAGCTTCAAGGAGTACGCACATTACGGTGGTTCTGGTGTTACTGTCTGCGACGAGTGGCGCTACAGCTTTGCGGCGTTCCTCATGTGGGCTACCGAAAATGGGTATGACGAGAATGCCAAGCGCAACGAGTGCACACTTGACCGCATCGACCCGTTTGGCAACTACTCTCCTGAGAACTGCCGCTTCACTGACATGACTGAGCAGAACAGCAACCAGAAGATCAACGCTCTACACGACAACACAGAGGACATTCTCTACAAGGATGAGGTCGCAAATCTTCTCGGTACGTCTGTTCGGTTTGTCGAGTCGCGCACTGCGTCAGGCGTCATCCCATCCATGCTTATTGGCGGTAGGAGGATTTACAGCAGGGCCGTAGTCGAGGCGTTCAAGACGAAAATCCTTGCGTCAAAGCCTCAGCAGAACACTAGGACGGTAATGACTGGCAGCAAGACCGGGCAGGGAAGCCCTAACTATCGCCCGTGGACCGAGGACGAGGAGCAAATCATCCTTCATCCAAATGGGAAGACCGTCAGTCAGCTCTCAGCAGAAATCATGCGTAGCCGCGAGTGCATCTACGCAAGATTGCGCAGGCTTGGCACCTCATGGACGGCAGTTAGCGCGTCAGCCTAAAATGCCTCTCGTCAAATAGCCGCAGAAAGAACCCCTCGTGACACAACGCGAGGGGTTTCTGCGAAATCGTGTTGGGAAATCATACTGCACACAAGAAGTTAGCGGGCAAATCATCTCTGGCCGATGTGTGAGCCGTGAGGGAAATCATGCTGGCATGAACTCTATCCGCCAGGGAAATCACTCTGGCAGTCTTGCGTCTGTTGTCGGGAAATCATTCCTGCGGTCATCAACGGGCAAGCTGGAATATAAAGAAATCAGCCCCCACCGAGGCGGGGGCTGGAAAAATCACAACTGCAAGTCGGGGTCAGACCTGCGGTAGAAGCTGCTGGTGGCCTCGCGCTGGGCGTCCTCCGCGTCTGGGTCCTCCCATCGGAAGGTGACCTCGTACCCTAGCTGCGTGAGCGACTCCGCCACGGCCCTAGACACGGCGTTTGAGGTGCCCACCTGCATGTCGCTCTTGCCGCGCATGCCGTTGCGGTGCCACGGGATCACGATGGGCTCGCCCTCAACGCGGCGGTCGATGGCACCCTGCAATGCCTTGCTCACGAGCTTGCAGTGACGCTCGTACTGGCGGTCGATGAACCTCCATGCCTCCGGCGATGGCGGGAAGTAGTTCGGGTTCTCCCAACGCTTCACGGTGTTCACCGCAACGTCGAGCTCGCCAGCCACGTCGTAGAGGGATATGCCGCACATCTCACGCTTCGCGCGAAACTCCGCAACGCTCCTGTCCGCGTATGGTGCGTAGTCGATCCACCTTGCCATCTCCGTCTCCAATCCGCCGCTCCTGCGGCCATCGATTCTGGGCTTGTGCCCCGTTGGCGAAAGCATAGCACGTATCCCATGGGCACGCAACGACATTCTGGGTCTTCGTGCGCGCATCATGACGGGATTCGGAGTCCGCTGGAAAAACGGCGAGACTCAGAACAGCTCGCGCGCGCATCATGACGAGTTTTCGGGTTCGCTGAAAAAACCGATGGGGGAGGATTCCAGAATAGCTTGCGCGCGCATCATGACGGATTTCCGAAGCCGCTGAAAAAACGGCCAGAGGGGGAATCTCAGAGGTGCTTGCGCGCGCATCATGACGACTTTTCCGACTCGCTGAAAAAACGGGCCGAGGGGAATTTGAGGATAGCTTGCGTGCGCATCATGACGGTTTTTCGGACTCGCTGAAAAAACCGATCTGAGGGGAGAATCCGCTGGTAAACCGTTTAACTTTAACCGATTAACTAGGCCTCCTGGGGCTGCGGCTGGCCTCCGAGGGCCTCCGAGGCGGGGCGGCTGTCTGGGATTGTCGGCAGTGCGAGGGCTGCGCGGGGCGGTCTCTGTGACTCTGTGGGGGCTGTTTTCGTGGCGATATTGGCGGGCGTGGGCGTTTGGTCTGTATCGCGTTTCGTGCGGTAAATTCGGCCTCTCGTGGCCTCGTTTGCTTCGCAGGGCGCGCGGGCTGCAAGGGGTCCCAACGGCTGTAGGTTCTCGAGCTCGCTGCAGACGGTTCACGGCTGCAGGTCTTCGAGGCGGCTGCATGTGACTCGATAGGATCGGGGCCGGACTACGCAAAAAGTAAGGGCCCCACGTGCGCGGGGCCCAAACTTGCAATGATGCTAGTGCTGTTATTCGCGTGTGCCGTACCAGAATGCGGCGACAATCAATGAAAGAATCCAGATGAAGGGGGACAAAAGAAAAAGAAGGAAAAAGAAGACGGCCATAGTTACGCCTCCTTTGGGATCGCTGCGAACAATGGCTCATGTGTCGCGCGGTCGCAAATCTCGTAAACATCGCCGTCGTACTCGGTGACGGTGCGACCACGATAAAAGGTGATGCCGTGGTGCTGCTTGAGGTAACGGCGTAGGGCGCGGGGCACGTCTCCGGCGGTAGTGAACTCTCCGAGGCGGTAGGTGGTGTTATAGGTCCATCCGTCGTCATATGCGAGGGCGTCAATCTCTCGGACCTCGTAGCGGTCGTGTATAACGTTTCTCGGGTGGCCTGTAAACTCCTGTTCTCCACACTCGTCGTCACGCCAAAACGGGCGGGTAAAGTGCCTGTCTCCGTCGCTCCAATTGCGCCAAACAATGACATCATGGGCAAACGCGCGCGGGAAACGCTTCTCTGCCCATGCGCGCGGTACGGCCTGCATAACGATTCCCCTGCCATACAGCGGGCCTTCCTGCTCGGTCTGCAGGTTTACACGGTCGATACGCTCGGCGCGATACTGCGCGGTATCGTAGCGGTAAAGAGTGTCATACGGGCTCGGGTTGTGAATGCCATTCGGGCTATAGATTGCATAGTAATGGCGGCGGTGCTCTGGCTGTGCTGCGGTGCAAAAGAAGTCATCACTTGAAAACACGGTGTCGGCGTACTCGGTTGCGAGGGTGTCGGTGCCTACGATGTCGAGTGCGGCGGCTAACTCTCCGTAGCTGGGGCCTTCGAGCTCTGCGGCGTCGGGGTTGTACTCGTGATAGTGTTCCGTAAGGTAGGACTGTGCGAGCTCTTCGAGCTGGTCTGTGGTGAGTTCATAAACGTTCATGTCAATCCTTCTTTCTGCTGCTGTTGCGGCGTCTCCTGGTTGGCTAGATGAGGGCTAAAAACTCGTCTGACGTGATGATGGGCGTATTGAAGTACTCCGCGCGCTGAATCTTCGTATCTCCGGCGTTGTCGCCGATTACAAGAAGCTGCGTTTTGCTGCTTACGTTTTTGGTGGTGCGGGCTCCTCTGCGCTGGGCTGCTGTCTCCGCTTGCGTCCCTTTGAGGTTCGGGACAATTCCAGTAATGCAAACGGCCAAACCTGCGAGGGTGGCGGGGCGGCTGTGGTTAAGACTCTGCAGGGCCTTTGTGATGGGCTCTCCGTCGTGGGTGTAGGCTTGCATTTCTATCCGTCCTTCCTGCCGCTGTTGCGGCGTCGTCTGCGTGCTACCTGTTAGCGCGCTATGTCGGAGGCTAGGCGGTTCTAGCCTCCTCGATAGCGGGTTAACGGGTCAACTGTGCGCGGATGCTTTCGGCTGCTGCGCGGTGCCTCTGTGCCTCGGCGTGATCTCCTCGGCGCTCTGCTGTCCAAGCGTCGCGGTCGTAGAGTTTGAGCACGTATGAAACGTTCCCAAAATATGAGTTGTCGTTGGTGTAGCCGGGGCGAACGATTGCGCAAACTGGCGCGCGGCGGTCGGTGGGATCGGTGGTAAAAAGGGCCCACGGGCCGTCATGGCCTGGAAGCTCATGCAAGTGCGCGCGGGCATTCTCGTATGCCGTGCTTTTGTCCTGCGGGTGGATAAACTCGTAAAGTCCCATGCTGCTACCTTCTCTCTGCTGCTGTTGCCGCTTGTGTCTGGTGGGCTAGTGCCCATCTACCAACGCGCGCGGCGTGCGTCGCGTGCGCTGGCGGGGGGCGCTATCCTCGGGCGATACGGTCGGCCTCGGCTGCGATTTGCTCGGGGCTCCATCCTGCTACTGTGTCGGAGTAGCGTGCCCAAACATGCAGTTCCTTTGCAATGATGCGGCGGGCGGTTGCGTCGTCTGCCTTGCGTAGCTTCTTCACGTAAAATGGCGCTATTTCTTCGGTGGGATCGTAAAACGTCCCATCCTCGGTCTCGTGGTACGGGGTTCCTTCGTACCAGCTCGCGCCGGATTCGCTGTTATGGTTGACAATCACGAACAAAACGCCGTCGTGCTCGGTGAAAACGTCGGATGGCATGCCGCAAACGGTGAAACGGGCGCGCCTCTTGAAGTTGCGCAACTGCTGTGGGGTGAGATAGTTCTTCCAGCTCATGTCTAGGCCTCCTCTCGTGGGTTCGGTGCTAGCAATTCCAAAGCTCGGTAAACGCTGCGTCAATCTCTGCGGCGGCGTCGCGTGTGATGGGATATTCTGCGCGGTCTCCCCACCAATAGAGCTCAACTGCGCATGATGAGGTGTCTACGTAGATGTTTGGGCCTCCACAAGCAACCATGATGCAAACGCTTCGGGGCTCGGTGTCGTGCGGGCTGCTAACTCGATACTCAATGTCCAGGCAGTCGGAGAAATAGTCGAGCACGCTAACCTGCTCCCAGTACTCGCGCGGGTCGTCCTCGTCCTCGGTGTCTTCGTAAGTCCTGCCGCCTGTGAGGGTCCACACGTCGCGGTCCTCGTCGTACTCCCAAACGCACGCGCTGTCCCCGTCGCACTGGTAGCGGTCGGTGTCTTCGCAGTTCCAGAGTGTGCCTTCGTCGTCTCGGTAAAGATCTCCGGCACATACTGCCTCGATTTCTTCCGCAATGCCCTTGACGTGGGCGAGGTTCTCGGGGCTGTTGTAACTCATGGTATTCCTTCCTTTCTGCCGCTTTGCGGCGTTTGGCTTTGGGCTGTTGCCCTTGGTCTCTATCGTATCACGTTACCATCGGTAACGCAATAGAAAACACTGGTGCGGGCCCTATTTCTAGGGCCCTACGGTGCTAGATGCGCTCTCCGTCACGGGTAAAGCGGGTCTCCCCATCATTGAGCCAATAGCGCCAAAATTCGGGGCTGGTGTAATAGTCGTGTTCCGATTCAATCAGTCCATCCACAATGTTTCCGACTGCGTGCGCGGCGTCCTCGGTCAATTCCTCGGCGGCGTCCTCGATCCTGTCGCGCATGTCCTCGATTTCTCCGGCCGCTTCGGCGGCGGCGTGCTCGATGACTTCGAGGCGTTCGCGTTCGGCGTCGGTCTCTGCGTAGTACGCATTCCAATTCGCGTCACTTGCGATTGACCAAAAAACGTCGGCCTGTTCGGTGGCCTCCTCGTGGGCCTCCTGCAGTGCGATGATCCGAGGGGCGTACCTGTTCCATGCGTCACACATGTCCATTGAGAAACAAATTCCGTTGTCGGTTGCCTCGGTGACTTCATCCCACTTTGCGGGATGGTGCCAATAGTAGTTAGTGCCTCGGGCGGTGCCGTACCAACTGCATCCGTAGTCCTGCGAGACTTCGAGGGGCTGTTGCTTCTGGAGGTCTCCGACACAATCCAGAATCTCTTCCGTCGTGAAATACGTCTGGCTTCCCCACTCGTAAGCGGTGCGCTCCTCCTCCTCGATGGCGTCCGAGATTGCGCGGGCCTGCGCCTCTTCGCTCAACTCGCGAAAAAGGTACTCGGTACTGGTGTGGGCGGCGTGGCTGGTGGTGATGGTGACGTTTCCGGCGTCGTCGGTCGTGATGGTCTTGCGCTCGGTGTATGTCGTGGTAATGATGCTCATTTCTGTGACTTCCTTCCTGTGGCTGTTGCCGCTTACGGGGTGGGCCCTATTCGAGCGCGGGACCCTTCGCGCTGGTTGCCTAGATGGCGTAGTAGGTCACAATCTCGTGACGCTCGGCGATGGCTGCGAGGTCCTCACCAAAAGCGGACCAAACGCGCGCGCCGTCTGCGGTGAATGCGGTGGCTTCGGCCTCGATGGCGTCCACGTCGTAGGCGTCGGGGTCTCCGAGGTATGCGAGGAGCTCATAACGCTGGTATGTGGGGGCGGCTGCTGCTTCTGCGCGGGCTGCTGCATGGGCTGCGTCGGCGGTGCGATTCTCGATGTATTCGATAGCGTGGGCGGCGTATCCGCTCGTTTCGTAGTCCGAGAACGTCGTATTACGGTCATAGTTGCAAATAAGGCGGGCGGCGTTGGCTGCTTCGGCTGCATGTGCCGCAAATGCTCGCGCTGCGTGTGCCCACTCTGCGAGGTCTCCGGCGGGGTCGTTCTCGATCTTGTCTGCCGCCCACTCTGCGGCCTCTGCAAATGATTCTGCAGTGCGGGCGGCTGCGTCTGCGGTCTGGTAGTGTGCAAGTGCTGCAGCCTCGCGGGCTCGGTCTGCGATGGCCTCGACCATTGCGCCAACGGTTGCGCGGTCGTCGTCGGTGGCGGGGTAGGCGGTAAAGAATCCAAACGCCTCCGCTGCAAGCCTGCGCGCCGCTTTGGTTTCGGGATCGTCTATAGCTGGCTTCTCGCCGATGGCGTCGGCGTAGGCGTCCATAAATGCGTAAAACGCGCGGTTGGCTGCTTCGCTGCGGGCCTTCCTGGTTTCGTAGGTGCTCATGTTCTTTGCTCCTTCTTTGCTCGCCTCTTCGCGTCTCCGAGGCTTTTCGTGTTGGCTTTCGGCTGGTTGCCGCTCGTGTCCACTATAGGGCGCAAATGCTTAGTTACGTGGATGGGATGCAAATGCTTAGGATGATTTCACAAATAGAACACAAATGCTTAGCACTGATAGGCGGTAAAATGTTTGAAATGGGTACGTTTGTTCTGTTTTGGAGGCGGTGCGGGTGAATTCTTTGGAGGCTTTGCGGTTGATGCTAGAACGGTCTGAAATGAGCTCGTATCGGGTCGCGTTGGGGCTGGGGCGGGCGTCGTCCTATGTGGCGGGCATGCTTCGCCGTGGTAGTTGTCCATCTGCTGACCTGCTAGCAAAGATGGCGCACATATGCGGATATAGGTTAGACCTAGTTCCCTACGATGGATCGGAGGCTATACACATAGACGGGGGCGGGGCTGGGTAGGCTTCTTCTCTGTTGGCTTCTCTTGCTAGGGGCTCGGCGTCTGCTAGGCGTCGGGCCTCTTCTTGTATGAGGCTTCTGCAGGGCTCTCATGCTTCGCGGCTGGCCTTCGCGTCTGTCTGTCTAGGCTCCTCGGCTGCGTGGCTTGTGCGGCCTCTGGTGGCCTCTGGTAGGCGTCTGCGCTGGTCGCTCTCCGCTGCTGTGCGTCTCCTGGTTGTCTGCTTTCGTGGGCGTTGCTGGTCTCTTGGTTGTTCTCCTGGTTGCAAGGTGCGCGGCGTGATGGATCGGGGCGGGCTGGATGGTCTCTCATTCGAGCGGGGCGGGCGGTCTGCTGACTACGTTCCCGCTTCTTTAGTTTCTGTTGGCTGGTCGCTCTCCGCTTCTATGCTTGCTTGCTTCGCCTGCTTTGCCTTGTTAGGTCTTCGAGGCGGGCGGGCTGATTCTCTTCTGTGCTTCGAGCTCGCTAGGCTTCGAGCGCGGCGGGCTGGTCTTCGCTTGCTTGCTTCGCCTGCTTCGGTCGCGTCGCTAGGATCGGCGATTCATTCGAGCTCGCCTCGATGTGTTGGGCGGTCTTCGCTTCGCTGCAGTCTGCTCACGTGCTCCGGCTGCTGGGCTCTCCCGTCTCCGTCTCCTGTCGTTGGCGTGGCTGCTCTCCTGTATCCGTCTGCCTGTACTTGTCTGCCTTGCCTCCTCGCCTCGACTGCTCGCGCCTCGCCTCCTCGCCTCCTCCGCTCGCCTCGGCTGGCTGGCTCGGCTGGCGTTAGCCTTGCCTTACTCTCGACTGTTAGGCGGGGGTAACTCACCGAGGTTAAGCGATTAACGTTAAACGGTTAACGAAGGCTCCCCCCAGCCTTCGCGCGGCCGCAGTCGGCAGGGGAACGGCGGGGGGTAAGCATGGCATTTGCGTGAGACCACCCCTAAAAGCACTTTAGCGTGCTAAAGTGGAGGGGATTTCAATACCACTTTTCCGCAGTATCGAGGGGGTTCGTGGGCAGCTATCACGCACCGCAGCCATGGCAGCGCAGGTTCTACAGGTCAAAGGGCTGGCAGGAGTGCCGCAGGGTGGTCTGGGAGCGTCAGAACGGCCTCTGTGCCGACTGCATGAGCCGTGGCGAGTTCACGCCCATAGACGAGGTGCATCACCTCATCCCATTGACCGAGCTGAACGTCGGGAACCCCAAGATTAGCCTCGACCCAGACAACTGCGTGGGTCTGTGCCGCAACTGCCACAACAGGCGGCACGAGAAGGGCTTCAAGACCGAGCCAACTAGGGTCTGGTTCGATGAGCAGGGCAGGCCAATGAAGAAGGGAGTCGAATGGTAGGTGAGCTCGTTCTCATGCCGGAGGCGAGGCCAGCAATCGCAACGGTGAAGACGCCCGTGTTCGATGAGGACGGGTACGTCACGCACTACGAGATGAGGGAGCTCGTCTGTGCCGTGCATACCGTCCAGACAGGCAAGGGCGGCTGGGTGTGCGAGTTGGAGGACGGCACGGTTTCCATCGTGCCCTTCGAGAAGGTGAGGTTTGTCGATGGCGAAGAGTGAGACCTACAAGAAGGAGGTCATACGTGAGTCCGAGGCCTATCAGGCCATGGTGAGGACTGGGCGTTACGACCTCGCAGACCCTACCATCGAGTCAACCATCTGCCAGTACGCATGGCTCGATGACAAGATCGAGGAGTGCCGCCGCATCCTAGACACCGAGGGCCTGATGGTCGATGGGCTGCACGGCAAGATTCAGAACCCCGCGCAGGGGTCAATCAAGGCCTACATGGGCATGCAGGGCGAGGCGTTGCGCCAGTTGAAGCAGCTCAGCACCACGGCCCCAGAGAAGGGTGACGACCTCGATGACTTCCTCAAGGGGGTCTAGCATGAGGTACTTCGGCAACGTCCTGTACCTCTGCGACGGCAAGGCGTGCGACAACCCCACCCATTGCTACCACAACGGCACGGGGGAGTGCCGACACACGCTGCAGTGGCAGCACGCGCTGCATCCTGACATCGACCTCAAGGACTTCGTCTCAAGGCCCAGCAGGGAGGAAGGCAAGGTAGACCTCTGGGAGCCCTATGACTAGCGCGTACCACGAGTACATAGCGGACGTTCTCGCGGGGGCGTTCGTCACCTCTGGCAAGATAAAGAAGCTGTGCGCGAAGCTCAAGGCCCGTGGCGACACCTACAAGCGTTGGCACTACGACCAGTCCAAGGCTGACCACGCCATCCGCTTCATCGAGGCGTTCTGCTGTCAGACCTCTGGCGAGATTGGCAAGAAGCTGCGTCTGCAGCCATTCCAGAAGTTCCTTCTCTCTGCCGTCTTTGGCTGGGTTGACGACGATGGCAACCGCGAGTTCCAAGAGGTTCTCGTCATAATGGGCCGCAAGAATGGCAAGACGGTGCTTGCGGCGGCAATCATGCAGTACCTCATGGTCGCAGACGGCGAGTACGGCCCCCAGATTTACACCATGGCATGCACCGACTCTCAGGCCGCTCTTTGCTTTGGCGGCGCGAAGAAGATGATGAAGCAGTCACCCGCCCTCGGAAGGCGCGAGAGGATGGGCCTCGTGCCAGAGCGTAGGCGGCAGGGCATCCTGCACGAGGCCAACGATGGGTTCATCACCACCCTAACCATGAACACGGAGCTGGACGGCCTCGACGTTCACGGAGCGGTGTGCGACGAGATAGCCGCTTGGAAGTCCGATGGCCCATACAGTGATGTCAAACAGGGCATGTCCGCCAGAGGGAAACCCCTGATGTTCCAAATTAGTACGGCTGGCTTCGTGCGCAACTCCATCTATGACACCCAGTACGCCTACGCCTCAAGGTGGCTGGACGGGGAGATCGAGGACGACCGATTCATTCCGTTCATCTGGGAGCTCGATAGGGCGGATGACTGGATGCACGACGAGGAGTGCTGGTACAAGGCCAATCCCGGCCTTGGCACCATCAAGTCCATCGACACCCTCCGTGGCTTCGTCCAGAGGGCAATCAACGAGCCCACGTTCCGTCCGACCGTCTTGACCAAGGACTTCAACGTTCCGCAGAACAGCTCTACCGCGTGGCTCACGTGGGAGGAGTCTGGCAGCGACGAGCGTTTCGACTTCTGGGGCGCGGGGTTCCGCTACTGCATCATCGGATTCGACTACGCGCAGTCGGTGGACTTGGCCGCTGCTCAGGTCTTGTGCATGCGTCCAGAGCGCAACGAGGACGGCACCGTTAAGAGGGACATTGATGGCACCCCCATCTTCGACCCGCACATCTACGAGACGAGCATGTACTGGATGCCAGAGAGCAAGTTGGAGGCTCAGGAGAAGAAGGGCGACAAGGCCACCAAAGACCATGCTCCGTATCGCCTCTGGAAGGATCAGGGGCTTCTGAGGGTGGTGGCTGGCAACGTTGTGCCCACGTCCGTCCTAGCGGAGTTCATCAACGAGCTCAGGGACGAGCACGGCCTGTACACTTTCGCCATCGGCTACGACCCTTGGCACATCATCGGCAGCGACAGGGAGCTTCTTGAGCAGATGGTTGGCAGGGAGAGGTGTGAGGCCGTCATACAGGGCGCGAAGACCCTCTCAGACCCCATGTACCGCATCCGTGCGGACTACCAGGAGGGCAGGTTCATAGACGATGCGCACCCCATCAACCGCTGGTGCCGCATGAACGTCATGGTCACCACGGACACGAACCTCAACATCCTGCCCGACAAGAAGGAGGGCAAGGGCGCGAACAAGATAGACGGCTTCATGGCAGAGCTCGACGCCTACATTGCTCTCCTCCGCCACGAGTCCGAGTACAAAGCCCTACTCACGTAGTATTCACAACAATTCACACATTTTCACACGTATTGACATTTACAGACAAATGCGGTACAGTTAGTACGCTAGGATTAGTGTATAGGCCTCCGAAAGGGGGCCTTTTTCATGCCGGTCGGAGGTGGCGCACTTGGCGAACGACGGGCTCATTGCAAAGGTGCTCGGAAGGTTCCGCAGGCGGTCTACCGCAAGGGACGCCACAACGACCTACTTCCGCACCCTCACGGAGTACAACCCAGCGTTCAGGACATGGCACGGCGGGGTCTACGAGATGGAGCTCACGAGGGCGTGCATACACGCCTTTGCCAGCTCTTGCTCCAAGGGCGAGCCGCACATCAAGGGCAACGGAAGGCCAGAGCTGGTCAAGGCCTTCGAGAGCTGGCCCAACCCGTACATGACGTGGCCGAGGTTCCTGTACCGACTGGCCACCATCTACGAGGTGGACTGCACCGCGTTCGTCATCCCCACATACGACGAGCGCGGGTACACGAACGGCCTGTTCCCGTTGAAGCCCGACTACACGGAGCTTCTCGACGTGGACAATGAGATGTGGGTCAGGTTCACGCTGAGGACGGGCGAGCGCATGGCGTTCCCCGCGTCTGAGGTGTGCTGCATCTCCAAGTACCAGTACCTCAGCGACTACTTCGGCACGGCGAACAACCTGCAGGCCACCATGAGCCTCCTAGACAAGCAGGTTCAGGCCGAGAACAACGCAGTCGAGCTTGGCAGCAAGATCAAGTTCATCGGCAAGGTCGTGGGTCAGGTCGCGCCAGAGGACCAGAGGCGCAAGCGCGACGAGTTCTATGCAAGGAACTTCACGGACAACGACACCGTGCTCATGACCTACGACTCCACGTTTGCCGACATACAGCAGGTCAAGGCGAGCACGTACACCATCTCCACCGACGAGATGGAGCGCATCGACAAGCACGTGTTCGACTACTTCGGATGCAACGAGGCCATCCTGCAGAACAGCGCGGACGAGGCCAAGTGGGACTCCTACTACGAGGGCAAGGTCGAGACCTTCTTCCTGCACCTCTCCGAGGGACTCACGCAGTCGTGCTTCTCTAGGCGCATGGTCACTCAGTCTGACGCCCCGAACCGCATCTGGTTCGGCTCCGACAGGCTGCAGTTCGTCTCAGCGGCCACAAAGCGAAACATCGTCCGAGACATGACCTCCTACGGCATCATGACCGTCAACGAGGGCCGCGCAATCCTCGACCTTCCCAAGCTACCTGGCATGGACGTGTTCATGGTGCGCGGCGAGTTCTTCCAGATGGACATGAGCGGTCGCGTTGTGTTCGCGTCTGGCGGTCGTGAGGGATTGCCCACGCCAGACCCCGTGGACGACCCAGACTTCGACCTCGGCGGAGACGACCAGATTTACAACGACGCCGACGCCTATGGCGCGGTGGAAAAAGCAGACGTTTAGGAGACAGCATGCCCGCTAAACCGCACGAGCGACAGTACCGCTCGCTGCTCTCTCCGCTCGCACCCGTCTCCACGGGGGCCGAGAAGCGGTTCGAGAGCGACTACTACGTTGAGGGCTACGCATCGACCTTCAACGACCCCTACATGCTCTACGAGTTCGACGGCGTCGAGTACTGGGAGGTCATCGACCCCGATGCCTTCCGTGACTGCGACATGAGCGATGTCCTGTTCCAATTCAATCACAGCGGGCGTCCTTACGCTCGCATAAGCAATGGCACCCTCGTCGTGGAGCCGCAGCTTCACGGCCTGTTCGTCGCTGCCGACCTTGGAAGCACCACGTCTTCTCGCAGCATGTACGAGGACATCGAGGCTGGCCTCATCACGCGCATGTCGTGGGGCTTCATGCCCGACTGGGACTCCATCGAGGACGTGTACGACGAGGAGTCCCGCAAGTTCACTTCAACCATCCATCGGGTGAAGAAGATTTTTGATGTGGCTGGGGTGGATCACCCTGCCGATCCTAACACGGAACTGAGTGCGCGTTCCTACTTTGACGGAGCGATCAAGAGGATTGAGGCGGAGCGACTTCAAAGCGCACTTGAGGCCCAGAAGGCTGCTGAGCTTAGACGTAAGCGTATGGAGCTGAGGGCCAAGTCAATGCAACTTCGATAGCTAGGAGGATTCGGATGCTCATTTCCGAGTTCACCCCCATGGACGCGGTCTCGCTGCGTCGCATGGACGGCGAGGCCTACATGACCCGCCGCGCGGAGGTGCTTGAGCTCTCCGCCAACCTGCCCGAGGACGCAACCCTTGAGCAGATGGAGTCCCTCGACTCCGAGATGAACCTGTACAAGTCCGAGGACGAGCACCGCGCCAACATCGCGGCCCTCAACGCCGAGAAGCGTCAGCTCGTCATCGGCGGTGGCGGCAACACCGTCGAGTCCGTTGCCACCATGACCGTCAATGAGAACAAGATTGAGGAGGCACCCACCATGGATGCTCAGGCACGCTCCCTTGGCGAGCACTTTGTCAATTACGCCAAGCGCGAGGGACACGGCAAGTCCTTCCACCTCGTCGCGCCCGCCTACTCTCGCGCGGCTACCGACATTCACACCAGCCCTACAGGCGACGAGCTCAATGCCGCCATCACCACCTACGACACCAACATCGTTGAGGGCGTCCGCGAGTCCATGGGCGTCCTGAACCTGCTTGGCCGCGAGGTCATCACTGGCAACACCCTCGTGTTCTTCACCGAAGCCGCCATGGAGGGCACCATCGCTAGCGTCACCGCAGAGGCCGCTGCGAAGTCTCAGGTTCACTTCCCCGAGCCGACCCCGACGACCGTGACCCTTGAGAAGATTGCCGCGTACATCAAGGAGTCCGACGAGTTCATCGATGACTACGGCTTCCTCGCCTCCGCCATCAATGGCCGTCTGGTTTACCAGCTCAACCTCGTCCGCCAGCAGAAGGTCATCACTGACCTGCTCGGCACCTCCGGCATCCAGACCATCGGTGCCACCACCGCAGTCACCCGTAACGCCGTTGACGTTGCCGACGAGATCGCCAACGCAATCGCCGACACCATGACCTACTCTGGCCGTCCCGCCAACGCCATCGTCATGACCCCCGACCTGTGGAAGCTGCTCCGCATCGGCAAGAACGCCGACAAGGACTACTACGGCGGCGGCTACTTCGCGGCCCTGCACGGCAACAACATCTGGAACCTCCCCATCGTCCTCTCCAACCAGCTCACCGCCAACCACATCGTCGTCGGCGCGTTCGACTCCTGCGCATCGCTGGTTACCAAGTCCGAGGGCGTCACCGTCGAGGCCGTCAACACGGATCAGGACGACTTCATCAAGAACCTCATGACCATCCGTGCCGAGGTCCGCGAGAAGCTGGCCGTCCGCATCCCCGCTGGCTTCGTGGACATCACCGTGGCGGCTTCGTAATGCTCCGCACCTACAGGTGGCGCGGCGTGTTCTGGCGGTTCGAGGACGGCAAGGCACCAGAGGGTGCCGTGCTTGTCGAGGCCAAGAAGCCCGTCACGCCTGAGACGCCCAAGCGGCGTCGCGTCACAAAGGCAAAGCCAAAGGAATAGCGATAGGGGGTGGCGACCATGTCCCTGCTCGATGACGTGAAGGCCGCTTTGAGAATCGGGCACAACGCCCTTGACGACCTCATTGGGAGGAACATCGTCGGGGCAATCGCCGACATGGAGAACAAGGGCGTGTCCGCAAGCTGGCTCGGCACGGACGCGATTGCCGCCCCCATCACCATCGATGACGTGGACGAGGACAAGCTGCCGAGCGCGGCGTTCGGCCCCATCGTCTCGTATGTCCTTGTGAACACCCTGCTCGACTTTGACGAGCGGGACGACTTCATGAGGATTTACGAGTCGCAGGTCTGCACGCTGCTCAACGGCCCGATGAACTCCGTGTACGAGACGGAGGGCTGATGCGCTGGGACTCAGTAATCACACTCAGGGACGTGGTGACAAACTCCTACGTCGATGCCGATGGAAACGACGTTGAGGGCGAGCCCATAGACACGCAAGTGTTCTGCAACGTCCGCCACATCGACATCAGCACGTGGGCGACGGCTGCTGCCGTTGGCCCAAAGCCGGAGCTGCAGGTCGAGGTTCGTTCCATCGACTACGCGAACCAGACGCAGGCGGTGTTCGAGGGGCGCGAGTACGACCTCATGCAGTCCATGGACTACGGCGAGAACACCAAGCTCGTCTACTCCACGCACGCTAGGAACGACAATGGGTAAGCACCTGTGGGTCGAGGAGGACGAGTTCGCAGCCGCCCTCAGCGAGATTCTGGGCGACATCCTCGATGCCTCTGACGAGGCCCTCTTCGCGTGCGTGCATGACGCCGTTGAGCTTGGCCGCGACGAGTGGCGAAACAACGCCGCGTCGCACAGTGCCAAGTACCACAAGGGCAATTGGGAGTACGGCCAATACGTCACCTACCGCACGCTCCGCAAGAAGTCTGGCATCG